GGTACATCAGCACCTGAGTACTTTGGTATTGCTGATAAGTTTTTGTCTGACGCTATTGCTATGGACGCACAGAAGCACCCCGAAGAAACCATCTGGTACACTCCGTAGGAGCCTGACGTATGGCACAACAGTTACAAAGTATTAACTTAGTTGCTCCTGCGTTCAAGGGTGTCAACACAGAAGACTCGCCGTTAGCTCAAGATCCGTCTTACGCTGACGTTGCAGATAACGCTGTGATTGACAAGCGAGGACGTATTGCTGCACGTAAGGGTATCGACGTTGTTACTACTGACAAGACTGAACTAGGTACTGACTACGTACACAAGATCCACTACTTCTACGATGACGCAGGTAACGAAGTAGTGTTTACTGCAGGTAACAACAAGATAATGACAGGGACAACTACCCTGACTGATGTTACTCCCGGCTCGTACACTATTACTGCTAACAACTGGAAGATTGTAAACTTTAACGATAAGGCTTACTTCTTTCAGCGTGGGTACGACCCGTTGGTGTACGACAACGCCACAGGACTACGTACGTTTACTGTAGCTAATGGTACAGCTACGGCAGCGACTCTGAAGTGTCACGAGGCTCTGGCAGCTTACGGTAGACTGTGGATCGTAGACAACGCAACAGACACACAAACTATTTACTGGTCTGACCTGTTGATAGGCACAGACTTTACTGGTGGTTCCAGTGGTTCTATAGATGTATCTAAGGCTTGGCCTGATGGGTACGACGAAGTACGGGCGTTGGCAGCACACAACAACACCCTGATTATCTTTGGTAAGCACAGCATACTTGTGTACGGAGGAGCGTCTAGTCCAGCTAGTATGGCTCTGGTTGACACAGTAGCTGGCGTTGGGTGCATCTGTAGAAACTCTGTTCAACACATTGGCACAGACGTTTTGTTTATGTCTCCTTCTGGACTCAGGAGCTTAGGCCGTACTATCCAAGAGAAGTCACTGCCTCTGTCTGACCTGAGTTTAAACGTGAAGACTGAGATCATTAGTTTGATTAGCAACAGGACGTTACCTACAGCGTCTGTGTACAGCCCTGAGAACTCCTTTTACATCATTGTGTTCCCAGATCAACTCACTGCGTACTGCTTTGACTTAAAGGGTAGACTTGAGAACGGAGCGTACAGAGTTACACGGTGGACTTCTATTCCACACAAGTCGTTTGAAGTTAAAACTGATGGCACAGTGTACATAGGAACAAGCGACGGGATAGGGACGTACTCAGGTTACTTAGATAACACAACGGCGTACCGCTTTAGGTACTACAGTCCGGGGTTGACGTTTGGTGATCCTGCTAAAACAAAGTTGCTAAAGAAACTAAGACCTACTCTGGTTGGTGCCACAGGCGCAACAGTGTTTATGAGGTGGTCTTACGATCTAGCTACGGACTTTAAAACCTACGAGTTTACTGTAGGAAACCAAGTACCTGCGTACTACGGTGTTGACGAGTTTGCTATCGGTGAGTTTACTGGTGGTGAACTTACGACTAGAAACTCTGTTCAAGCAACAGGTAACGGAAGTATTATTACGATAGGACTAGAAGCTGACATTAACGGGTCTGCTTTATCCCTCCAAGAGATTAACGTATTAGCACTAATGGGTAAAACAGTATGAGTAACTATACAAAAACAACAAACTTTACTGCTAAAGACAGTTTACCTTCTGGAGATAGTGGTAAGGTTATTCGTGGTAGCGAGTTTGACACTGAGTTCAACGCTATATCAACAGCGGTTGCAACCAAAGCAGACACAGCTTCTCCTACATTCACTGGCACTGTAACGATTCCTGCGTTGACGTTTACGGGTACTCTGTCTACAGGCACAATTGACGGAGGGACTTACTAATGGGCTGGTTAAGTGATCTTATAGAGGGTCTAGTGCCGAGTGCTATTGAGGATGTTTTTAAGACCCCTCTTCCTGAAATAACTCCTCCTGACATCTCGTTTAAACCTTTTACGGTGTCAGGGCCAACAGGCGGTATAACAGCAGGGCCGGGTGGAACAACTTATACTCTGTCTCCAGAACAACAGGCAATGCAGAATCAGTTATTTGGCGGTGCTGGACAGTTCTTTACTCAAGCGGCAGTACCAACGGCTCAACGTGAGACTGACATTTTTAACCGTATGCTGGCAGCACAGTCTCCTGAACAACAACGTCAGAGGCTGGCCCTAGAAGAACGTATGTTAGCTCAAGGAAGATCTGGTGTACAAACGGCGCAGTACGGGGGAACACCAGAGCAACTTGCGTTTGAAAAAGCTATAGCAGAATCACAAAACGCAGCTATGTTGCAAGCTATGCAACAAGCGCAAGCAGAGCAAGCACAACAGGCATCCTTAGGTGGACAGTTCTTGCAACAGAGTTACGCACCTCAGGCAGCACTTTTGTCAGCCTTTAGCCCTGCTCTAAATGTAGCTGGTTTTGAAGATGTTGCACGTAGGCAAGCAGGGGAACTGGGTGTAGAAGCACAGATGGCAAATATACAAGGTATGCTAGGTCAGAAAACAGGACTCGCAGGACTATACGGGGGCATCTACGGTAACTTACTAGGCGGCTTGGGTGGTCTGTTGACAGGCGGTGAAGATCCTTGGTGGAAATTCTGGTAAATAGGGGACAAAATAATGGCTTATAATGTAGGTGGAATGTTAGCCCAAGCTGGTCAAACTATCGGGCAACAAATAGGCGCTCCTATACGTGAGATTGGTACTGGGATAGGTGGTATGCTCGCGGGGAGACAACAGAAGCAACGCGAACAAGAAGCTGCTAAAGAATCACAAAAACTTCTACAGCAGTACGCTAACGACCCTGCCCAGTTGAACGCTCTTGGTCAGAAGTACGCCACGGAAGGCAACGATGCGTTGTCTAAGGTGTTCTTTGAGGCGGCGAAGCAAGCTACTGCTAAAAGAACAGCGCAAGTTAGTGCTTTGGAACAGGGTGCTTCTGATATACAAAAAGAGGCACAGCGAAAAAGAGCTATGCAAGTTGCTACGCGAGACAACGACGAAAGAGCTTTAGTTGCACTTAGGGCTGGAGCGTTAGATCCTGTAGAGTACTTAAGTGGCAGGGCCACTAAAACACCTGAAGATATTTATAAAGTTGTTGGAAACAGAGTTTTCAATACTGAAACAGAACAATATGTAGAACCGTCGGAAGCTGCTGAATTACTACCATTGTCGGCACTTAAAGACGCAGCAACTCCTGAATCTTTAATTGAGTACATACAAACAGGCGATAAAAGCGTTTTAGAAGCTGTTGTTGAAGATGAAGGCCCTGATGAAGGCGCTATTAGATCTAAACTATTAAGCACAGATAATATTTTAAACACTGTTAAAGAAGCATCTGGGTTGTCTGGAGAAGTATACCCTGTGTTTTACGATGTTACAAAGTTTCTTCCTACTACTAACGCAAGACAGTTAAGTGGTAGAGTAGAAACGCTAAAGTCGGCTTTATCTTTTGATAGACTACAGCAAATGAGGGACGAATCAAAAACTGGAGGTGCCTTAGGTAACGTGTCTAATGTTGAACTTGGTCTTTTAGGAGCTAACCTTGCGGCTTTAGATCCAGCGTCAGGAGATTTTGCACAGCAGCTTCAAAAAGTGGAAATTCACTATACTAATTTTAAAAATGCCTTATTAGGTCAAAAACCTGTTGGAGATCGTTACGTAGAAGATGAAGGAATTCTTTACTATGTAGACGATAAAGGAGACTACGTAAGACTTGGGAAACTTTGAAATGGAAACAGTAACTGATGCTGAGTTAATAAAAAAACTCAACAAAAAAAGAGAACGCGACAGAGTTACAGAAACCGGAAATGAGTCTACTGTTGTAACTGATCCTAGTCTTGTAGAAAGACTTAACAAAATCAGAGAGCAAAACATCAAACAAAAACCTGTTGCTGCCGTTGACATTGACACAAGCGAGCCTGTAGTTCCTCGTGGATCTGTTGTTTCTAGACCGTTCCAAACAAAAATGGATGAACTTCTTGAAACGGCAGGAGCCATCGGGTCGTCTGTGGCAGCAGGTGCCGCCTCTGGATTAGCTGGACTAGCTTCTTTTATAGGAACTGGTGGAGACTTTAGAAGGGCTGTTGGCGACATTGAACAAACTCAAGAGGCCTTAACGTATGCGCCTAGATCAGCAGGAGCGCAAGAAAATCTACAGGCAATAGGAGAGTTTTTGTCTCCTGTTTCTGAGGCACTCGACACGGCTAGTAAGTATCTTCAAGATAAAACACTTGAGTTTACGGGATCACCTGATTTAGCAGGTGTTGCCGCTGCTCTTCCTGTAGCTGCATTAGAACTAGCTGGAATAAAAGGAGCAACTTTAGTTCCCGGCGGTATGCGTAGACTTACTGATGCTGACGTTAGAAAAGCACAGAAAGAGATGCTACTTGATCCAGAGTTACGTTATGATGCGTCTGTTGCTACAGTTAAATTAGATTCAAAAGGTAGGCTAGTTGATGACAAAGTTGGACAGACTTTGGTAGACAACGGGATTATGGAAGGAGACGCTGCTGTTATTACGAATAGTTCTAAGGCTACTCGTAACCAGATGGCACAAATGACTAAAGTTTTTGAGCAGGGCAAAGGGAATCCTGTATCCTCTATGGTCAACAGAACTACTAAACCGATAGGAACCGCTATTACAAATCGTTTATCTGCCCTGCAGTCTAAGAGAAAAGGCCTAGGAAAAAGGCTTCAAACAATCGTAGACGGAGAACTCGGAAAAACGCAAATAAATATAGGTCAGTCTTTATCTGGTGTTGGGTCTTTGATAACAGAGGCGGGTGTACGACCAACAGTAAGAAAAAGCCCGACAGGTAAAGTAACTGTGGAATTGGACAAAAACTGGGCAAAAGGAACTAAATTTGATTTAAAAGGCTTTGGTTCTGTAAAAAAGAACATAGAAGACATTTTTGCTATCTTTAACCAGCAAACAGACATGGGAGCAACAACAGTAAAACAAGCGCATCAAGCTAAGAAAATTTTGGATGAGTTGATTGACTCCTCTGCGCTGGCAGAAGCAGGTGTTTCCCCTCAAATGCAAAGAACAATAGCGGAAATGCGCCAAAGCATTAATCAATCTTTAAGTGTGGTAGATGAGTACAGGGCGGTGAATCAAGAATTAAGTACTGTTATTTCAACTATGGCTCCTTTTTCTAGGTACGTACAACCCGGACAAAAGTTTGTAGATGCTAAGGTTACTGATATTGTTGGTGCTGCGATGCAGAACCTATCTAGTTCTAGCGCAACTGGTGCCCGTTTATCTCAGGAATTAGCAGAATTAGAATCAGGACTAAGGCGATTGGGTATGTCTTTTGGGGACGATCCTCTAGCCCTTGTTCGCTTTAGGGAAATACTTTTAAACAACTTTAATATAGATCCTCGTATACCTGAGTATCAAATGGGACAAAAA